AACCTGCAGGAGTATGTTGTCGCTTATCGTGTCGCTCCTGACCTCGGACGGCACCATGTCGGGGTTGAGCCAGGCCGGGAAGAACTCGCTGGTGTTCGGGTCGGTCACGCCCCCAAACACCTTGACCGCCAAGGCATTTTCGTAATAGAACTCGCTGGAGGTCTCCGACAGGGACTTCATCCTCTTCAGTTCCGCGACCCTCGTCTCCGAGTATTCGTCCGGGGACGAGGGGACTCCGTTGACCGAGAAGCGTGCGAACTGAAGGGGGGTGGTTCCAATCGCCATGAACCCGCCTGTCTCCAGGTACCACCCGCTTCCTATGTTCGCCACGCCGGCGTCCACGAAAACATAGGCCTTTCGCACAAGCGACTTGGCGTCGTCCGCCCTGACCCACGCAGAGGACGACACGACATATATTCCGTTCTCGGACGCGTTCGCCTGGTCCTTGACCAGAACTCGGTCGCCTTCCTCAAGTGATATGCCGTCCACGACCCGCAGCCCAGAGAGCGTTGTAGGGCCCGTGGTCGCCGCGGCGACCGAATCTTTCTTCCTTGCGCACACCAAGTCTTTGGCCTGCTGGTACTGGCCGGCTATGGTCTCATCATCGACTCGCATGTCATATGTGGTCGCCTGCGAGCTGGTGAAGTCCCTTGAGACGAAGTAGACCGCGACCGACTCCACCATGTATGGAGTAACAGGGCAGTCTCTGCCGTCCTTGGTTTCGATGACGAGCCTTATCGTATCGTCAACGGATATGTCTTTGTCCACGCCTGCTGTCTTCAACATTAACCTCACAAGTACATGAATTCAATCTCTACTGCTGCGGGCCTTATTATCTCGAAGAACCTAGCACCGACCGAACTTCCCGAGTTGCCTGCGTCGTCGGTGGTGAATACTGTGTCGAACCCTTCGGCCTGCTTCACGGAGGCCAAGGCCTTGACGATGTCGCCCTCCCTCAGATCTCTCCCGTAGTCCCAGTTCGTCAGTGCGAAGAACTCGTTGATCCTGTTCTCGATGTCGGTTCTTATCTCCTGCTCGAACTTCTTGTTTATTCTCGACAGTTTGACCTCCACCTGGAGGTCCACTTCCAGAACGACGCCGTCCTTGATGCACAAGTAGTCGGTCACCATCTTCTTGAGTTCCAGCATCTCCGCGAGTTCCATCTTGAGGTTGTCGTTGGCCTCGACGAGGCCAGAAGAGCCGTCTCTTGCGAGGATATAAAGGTCTATCACATTCCCCGCACACCCGTGGTTGCGTAGAACGGCGACGCTCTTTCCTATTTGGCCGTTGTAGGGGGTCGTGAATTGATCGGCGAGCGTCTTGTAGTCGAGTCCTGTCACGGCTCTGTCCTGCGTCCTCAGGTACAGAGGGAGCTTTCGTCTTATATCCTCTATCGTGTCGCCGTCGTATCCGTTCTCCCCTCTCGTGTAGTTGCGGAAGGTCACGGGTATGCCGCCACTTATCCCGAAGATTCTAGCTTGGATCTGGGTCTCTATGTACCCGGTCACGATGTTGCCCAAGACGCCTCCGCCCTGCCGGCCCTCGATCTGTATCTGCGAGCCGCTGGCGGGGCTCAATCCAGCCTTGTTGTTGCCGAACATGATATAGGACCTGTACGAGGAATCGAACTCCACTCGGTATTCCTTCCTCGGCTGGGAGTCGCTGAAGTAGTCGACCCGCTCCCAAAGCACACCGTCAACCCGCACATTGATAGACTCGTAGATCACGGAATCCTTGGTCGTGGTGTAGCTCTGGAGAGTCTGGCCGGTTCCCGTGTAGTTGTCCAGGAAGGTCTTGCCCTCCACGCCCACGACCGATGAGTTCGCGAAAGAACCGGCTGGAATCACTATGTCCTGGCCGAACTGGGGCTTCCCCCGAGAGTCCGCGGCGAACAGTTCGATGGTTATGAGGCCATCCTCCGTGGCCGTCTCAACCGCGATCGGCGTGTTCAGGACGATGTCTGAATCCAAGACGGAGTTGAGGGTCGCCGTCCACATCGAGGCCGCCGGTATCGGGGGCGTCGGCTTGAAACCCACCAGCCGGCACAGGCGGAAGGCGTTGTCCGGCTCTGTGACCGTGTCGATGAAGAGCTCGTTCACCATCTGGTCGATCTTGAACGACAGCATGTCTCCCACGAACGCCCAGTTCTCCATTAGCATGATCGCTATAGATCCCTCCACAAGGTCGTTGAAGGTGTTCGGAAGTACGCTTCCTTGGTCTCCGAACCGCTCTTTTACGAACTCAACCAGACGCGTCTTGAGAGACCAGAAGTCTTGGTTGGTGTAGTTGAGGCTGAACACCTTGTCTATCTTTATTGAGTTCGAGTTGGCGAAGGGCTTCACCTTGAACGGGCAATTTTCCTGCATCGTCAACCTCCAAGGGGTATCTCTAACTTGAGTTCTTGGACATTGCGTATGTCGTTGAAGTCTGTGAAAAGTATCCTGATCAGCAGGATGTTTCCAAGACTCTCGCGACTGTCCAGCGGACTGATTGACTGTTCCATGTCGGCCTCCGAATTAGTGACGTCTATTGCCGTCACGGCTATCCTCGGCTCCCATGTTCTTATGGAACTGGCTATTACCTCACGAACCCGCTCGACGATAACAGAGTCGTTTTGTTCGAAAAAGAACTGCTTGAGGGGGGTGCCGAAGTTCGGGAGCATCACGCGTTCCCCCGGTTCTGTCAAAAGAAGAGCCAGTAAGTCGGATTTGACCTGGTTCGCCCCCTTCTGGGAGCGGAGCAGCCCCAGGGGGTGCTTTGTTATGGGGTACGGGGCTCCGTTGAAGCTCATGCCTGATCTCCTGTGTATGACGCCGACCCGCCTCCCTTGTACGGCGCCGGACAGTTCTGGCCCGCGCAGTTCGGGTTGGGGGCGAGGTCGAACTGGGTTATGCACCTGGCCTCGAGGGAGGCGGACGCGAACACCCTGTCGCTGGCGACCAACTTCCCGACGCCGGTCTTCGGATCCGCGACGAGGCACACCACGCTCCCCACGGCCGGGCCGCAGTCCTCCGTATCGGAGTCGGGGGGAGGAGGAACGTCCTTGCCCGCCAGAAGAAGAATCATCTTGTCCGCTATGAAAGCCGCCATCTCCGACTTGTTGAAGTAGAAGTTGCAGGTCCAATGAACCGAGTGCTGCGATACCGCTGTGAACCAGTTGCGTGGGCCGAGGCATCCGCCCTTGCAGAAGTCGTCCTTGGGGGTCTCCTTGCCAGTTCCGACGATGGTCACATGGTCGCCCTCCGTCATGCACACGTAGTCGCCACCCGCTCTGACCCATATGTACCCGCAGTAGTCACTCTCCTGCATTCTTATGAAATGGGGGCCACAGCAGGCGTCTTTTTGAGGGGCGGTGATCTGTATGTACTGTTTCTGGGTGTCCTCTTGATCGTTGTCGTCCGCCATCATGACCTCTAATCCATAGCCAGTGCGTATCTTCACGAATGCATTATTGGCCTTGCTCTGTGGCGTCGAACCCTCTTTTCTGTTCTGGTTGCACTGATCGTTGTTCTCATCTATCATTTGTATGAGGTGGTTCGATGTGCTTTGGAGCTCTATACCCCTCCGCGATCCGGCTCGGCAAGTGTTCGGATTGGTATCGTCGTTGAGTTCTATCCTGTTTCCGGTGGCAGTCAGGACGCGGATGAAGTTCTCCGCACTTCTCCCTTTCGGAACCCCGTCCGGCTCCGCGTCGCTCATCATGATCTGGTGTCCGTGCGCCGACTTCCATGTGGTCTTCCCCTTGAAAACCTCGTCGCACCCGTAGTCGAACGGCCTCGTTCCCCGCTCCCATTCGCTCTTTCCTCTCGGCTCAGCAACTGAATCGTCCATCCAGAAAGTGTGCCCGCTCAATGATGTCATTTGTATGCCAGATTGAGGGAGGGTCTTCTTGTCGACCTTGTTGTTCTGTGGGTTTCCGGGGCCAGAGTACGGCCTGCACTCGCTCCTGTGCTTGAAATAAGGGTTGGCACACTGGCCCTCTTCGCTGCTGTTGTTCTGGCTTGGGGCTTCCCCCGATCCGCTTCCTATCACTAGCACCTGTGGTGTCGCAGGGGCATTGTCGCCCTGAACATTTGCGGGGCATGTGTCCACCTTCTCTATGGG